CCATCACTATCTGGTAGTAAGGTAATTGTAACCTCACCACTAGTGTCAACTGTTCCTGAAAAGGCAGTACCTTGTACTGTAACTGTAGCGAATCCAGCATTGATATTAACTTCACCACCTAAATTGGATACTTGACCTGATTCATATGTAAATGAACCTACATTAACTGATATGTTCATTGCAATTTCAATTGGTACAGAAGAAGTATCAAAAGCAAATTCATCAATAACTAATTCTGTATTTGGTCCCATTGTAAATTTAGTATCATCAACGTAAGATAAAATCATACCACCATCTTCTCCAGTTTGGAGAAAGTCGTTCATCTGCAACTCATAACCCATTGCTGTATTTTCAGTTTGACCATCACGCTCATTCCAAGTAGTACCCATTTGGCCTGATACAGTACCTACTTTAGGTCCTGTTATTTGTGCTGAGGAAAGACTAGTACATAAAAGTACCAAGATTGATACTAATAAAAATAACTTCTTCATTTTAACAACCGTTTGATACTGTAGCAGTTACGTCTGCTGTTTGATTATTTCTATTATATGAGTATGTACAATTATCTGAACCGTCTTGTGAAAAGTTTAATGTGTAATCGTAAATTGAATCACCTGTGATAGTTACCTTACCAGTATTACCACCACCCACTTGAGCAAAGTTTATTACTGAATCATCTGTATAAAGGAAAATTCTAGCAGTATTATTTCCACCTGCCATATGTAATCTTATTGTGTTATCATCACCATTTATTATTGTTCTTAACCAATTGCTATCACCTAATATCGTCATTGTATCTCCATATGGGTCGCTATCGGCACTAGTATAACTAGAATGAATATCTAAAAGATTATCATTACCTATAATATCGTGTAGTTGATAATTGCCTGTACCGTATGATGAAGTGTGTAGTGTATTGGAATTACCAATAATATAAATGTCGGCACTTGCGCCTTCACTACCTGAACTATCTGCAAATTGTCCGTGTGATGTTGTTTGTGGACCAATAGCCTTATTGGAGTTTGTATTAAATCCTACTGAATCTGCTGTGGTATAAATTTGTACATTATTTGAGTCGCCAGACATAAGAACATACCAGAAATGACCATCACCTCTACTACGCACCCAAAAAACATTTGAGTCACCTGTAATATCTAAATCAACATTAGTTTTCTGTACATCATCGGCCGTCCAAGTATCAAAATCTACATTGTTTGAATCACCTGTAATATCTATGTCATAATAATGACCATCAGCACCTGTATCATCAATATCTGGTCTCAATGTATTAGAATCACCAGTTGCTGTATAATCAAAAGTCATATCATCACCTTTAAAAGAGTTATGATTTGACCAATCAGTTTTATTATTGTCGCCTATTTGTTTAATGATGATGGTGATGTTCTCTCCATCTATTTTAAATGGATATGATGTGCTATAACCAACCGTGTTGCCTGTACCATCTTGTTTTATAAAGATAGAGTTGTTGCTGTTTTGGTTATCTTGCTGAATCCAAACTGAATTACCTGCCCAGCAATTACTGGTTAGGGTTACCAGAGTCACTAGAATCATTATCAGTTTTTTCATCTTGCTCCTCCTCGTCTGTATCTATTTGGTTCCATTCTTCTTCAGCAGCTTCTGTTTTTAATTTCTCGTCTGCTACTTCGTTTTCTTCTTTTAATTTCTTTTCTTCAAGGTATTCTTCGTAAGTCTTTTCCTCTTTTACCACTCCCATATCAACGTGTACACCTATTTCAGTATTATTTGTATAATCTATTACTTTTTTTTCAGTAATTTCTACAACTGGTATATCAAATTCCCATAAATCTTTTTTAGCACCTTCATTAATTAATTCTACTACACCTTTTTCAATTGCTTTTCTTACTGCATAAGTAACAGGTTCATTTCTAGCAACACCAGCTTCAACTTCTAATAACATTGTATCAGTATCTAAATATTTAAATATATCGCCACCAGTTTCACCTGAAATTATAGTTTTCTCAACAGTAATTGATACAACTACTTCACCAGTTTGTACATTAACTAGTCTTAATATAACAGTAACTACATCTTGTCGCCATTGTTTATGTGCTTGTATGCCTAAAATTCTAGCACCAACACCACCAGATTTAATATCTGAATCGTAACCTACTATACCACCTGTGATATATGCACCTGCAAATAATAATGGTGGTAAAGGTTCTGCACCTTCTCCATTAACTTGTTGTCTTGTAGACCTAATTAGTTTTCTTTCTTGTAATAGACTTGGGAGACTTGTTCTTTCTACTACTTTAAACCAATTACCATCACCTGCATCCTGTAATGCTTTAATTAATAACTGATATGATCCTTGAGTAACCGCTGTACTCATTGAGGCAAAGTTACCACCTGGTTTCTTTTGTCCTGTCATATCTAGGAAATCATAAACTGCAATCACTATTGGATCGCCTTTTGGTGATTTGATTTCAGTTAAATCTTTATATTGTACAGGTTGGGTTCGTACATCAAAATCAGGTCTTCCAGCACAACTAACTAACAACAATGTTAATAAAAATATTCCTATTGCTCTTAACATTATGAATTGTCCTCTTTAGGCATTGTAAATGTTGTTACGGTACCATCTGATTCTGTAACAGTTACGGTTACAGTATCATTATTACCTGTTGTTGTTGTTGCCCAAGTAACTACTTCACCACCAATTGGTGATGTAAATGTACCAGAGTCTTGTTGTAGACCATCTGAACCAAATACATTATCAGTAATTTGTTTTGCTAAAGCAGTATAAAATCTTGCTTCTAAATTTGCTTTAAATTTGTTGACCGCTAGTGCCTTCTTATCTGCAACAGCTTTATCAGCTGCAGCTTTTTCAGCAGCTTTAATTGCGTCTGACCTTGTTTTCTCTATATTTTCTATCGTTAAATAATGTGATGACTTTCCTTTACCGCTAAATGAAGGACTATCAAAATCAAAAGTTAATTCGGATGCTCCTACACTAGAACATAGACAAATCGCTAATAATATTATTGTAATTTTCTTCATATTCTCCCCATATTTATACTAATATTTATAATTCAATACTTCAGCAGGGCTAAAAAAAAGGGGTCTATAAAAGACCCCTTTCTTAATCATTATATAAAGTATATTAAATTATTATTATTTTTTAGTATATATAGAGTAAAGTACCCAAACAGCAACTAAACCTACAAGTCCTTGACTTGAAAAGCCTGCTATAATATTTTGTACATTACCGATCACAGAAATACCTGGCCAGAATGGCACAACTTGTCCTGTGAAAAGAACCTCAAGCACGATACCTAAAGCTATAAGTGAAACACCTACATCTGCTAAAGCACTTGCCCAGTCCTTTATCTTGTTAATAATTTCCATATATATTCTCCTTTATATGATTTGATATCTCAAATTTTAATTCATAGTGTTGTATGTTTATTTATAAAAAAAGGGGTTAGGACTTTCACCCTAACCCCTAAAGAAACAGGTGGAGAGATTATGCGTCTTCTTCTGCCAGTTTAGTAAAATAAGATAGTGTTTCATCACCATCTTCATCTACACCTGGAGTTTTTGACGAACTATCAACTGTTCCTGTTTGGACTGGAGCCACATTTGTCACAGGTGGGATCGCAACATTTTCGGCTGTTCCAGTACTTCTTGAACCACTTAAAACTTTATCTACTTTCGCTTTAAGCTCATCATAAGATTTAAAGTTTTCAGGTGCAAGAAATGGTTTTAGGGCAAATTGCTTGTCCCAAATTTGTTGTATTGAATCATCATTGTCTTTAATTGCTGAAGAACTATCAAATTCTGATTTATCATAGTTCCAGTAACCATCAACTTTTCTGATTTTTAATTTGAAGTTAGCACCTTCCCAAAAATCAAATGGGTTAATAGGTTTCTCATCTTCAAATTCAGGTTTCATTGCTTCAGTAATCTTATCAAAGATTTTCTTACCGAATTTAAACAACTTAACTTGACCTTCGTTTTCAGGATGTTTAGCGTCATTGATAATTAAAATGTTTGCAATATAAGAGAGTTTTCTTTTTCTCTTTCTTGCAATTTCTTTATCTGCTTCAACGCCAGAATTCCAAAGTAAAGTATTTGCTTCACTAACTGGATCTTTTTTGTTAAGTGTTGTTAAACTATTTTCAATGTACCAACCACCAGGTCCTTGAAAAGCGTGTGACCATAGTCTTGCCCATGGTAAGTCTTCGCCTTTAACTGCTGGTAGAAATCTAAAAACCGCATAACCATTACCTGACTTATCTAATTCTGGTTTCCAGAATCTTTCATCAGCGAATGATTGTTTTGATTTTTGAGGTTCTGATACTTTAGCAAGTTCTGACACTAGAGTGTCAAGGTTTGATTTTGAGCGTTTTAACGCTGCTATACTTGTATTCATATATATTTTCCTTGTATGTTATTGTATATTGTTGTATCTGTATTGTGCTATATTAACGCACATTGTTATTTATAATACTACTCTTTAATAAACCAAGACTTAATTGTATTGATGTTTCTAGCAATTTGGTCTTTACCATCTTGCCAATTTTTCTTTTGAAACTCAATTGTATCTTCTTTTACTGTACTGATATGAGCAACTAATAAATTTTTTTGTTTAATAAATTCATTACTTATATCATTTAAAGTAGTTTTCTCATTAGTATTTCCCACATTAGCGGTAAAGCATAATACTAAAAAA